GGTGAAGCTTCAATTTATGTCTCCACACATTATAAAAATAAAACATGGAAAGATTGGCAAATTCCATTCTGGAGACTGTATGAACGAAGTGCACAGGGAGATTATACCAATGAAAATCTGAATGTTTATATTGTTGCAAAAGGACGACAAAAATTACAGCTGGGTTTAATTAACAATATAACCTATATGGGGAAAAAACAAACTATAGAACTCATTACGGATGCAAAAAAATCAGTGCGTGCCACACCAGATCATTTGTTTTTTAAATATAATGAAGGATGGGTTCCACTTGAATTACTAAACGTTGGAGATACCATTATTACAAAATTAGATGAAGATCGTACCTATACCACTTCTAAAATAATCTCCTTGAAAGATTTTGGAGAAGAAGATGTGTATGATATGTCAATACGTGGTACCAATAATAATTTCTTTGCAAATAATATTTTAGTACATAATTGTGGAAAGACATTGGAAGTATTGGGCTATTGTAAATTACATGAACAGGAATTTAAGAAAATTTTAGTAGTATGCCCACCGACTGCAAAATATGTATGGGAAAAAGAAATCAAACAATGGGTAAAACAATCAGTACAAGTTATTTCTCATACGAATGAATATATTTCAGATGCTAGATATACAGTTATTCCTTATAGCATATTAGATTTTTATATTGATCAAATAAAGAGAGCGCGATATGATTTAGTAATTGGTGATGAAGCACATTATATTGCAAACTCTTCCGCTATACGTACAAAAGCATTTAAACAAATTGTCAAAAACAAAAAGCATAAAATTTTAATGTCAGGGACACCGATTAGGAATTATCCAGCGAATTTTTATAATGCATTACATATCATTGCTCCATCAATATTTCATAATAAACGTCAATATTATATTCGCTATTGTGATTATAAATTCAATGGGTTTGCGTGGGAGGCAAAGGGAGCAACAAACATAGAAGAATTACATCAGCTGATTCAACCATTTGTGTTGCGTAGATTGAAAGAAGAAGTACTACCTGAACTTCCTCTTAAAACAAGAAACATTGTTCCACTGGATATGAATTTAATTCAGGTTTCTGAATATAAACATACCACAGAAAATTTCATTAAGTGGGCCGAAGAGAACCATAAACGGCAATTAGATGCAACACATATGGAAGTGCTGAAACAAATTGCATATTTAGGAAAACGAGATGCAGTGATTGAATGGATAAAAAACTTCTTGGAAACGGGTAAAAAATTAGTTGTTTTTGCATGGAATAAAGAAGTAATAAAGGACTTACATAATGTTTTTAAAAGAGTATCTGTAACATTACATGGAGAATCAACAAACAAAGAACGAAAAGAAAATATAGAAAAATTTCAAAATGATCCTTCTATAAAACTATTTATAGGGCAAATCATTGCAGCAGGAGTATCTATTACATTAACCGCAGCATCAGATGTCGCATTTATTCAATTTCCATACACAGCAGCAGATGTTTTACAAGCAGAAGATAGATGTTTAAGAATTGGACAGAATAATAAAGTTTTTATTTATTATCTTGTAGCAGTGAATACCATTGAAGAAAGAATTGCTTTATTGATCGAAAAGAAATTTAAAGTAGCAAATAAAATTATTGATGGGAATGATACAGAAATGTTTGATGGGCAAGATTTTATTTCACTCTTAACCGAAGAATTGCTTACAAGGAAATAAAATGAAAGAAATAAAAATAAATCTCAATTCTGAACGTGAGATTATTGTCAATCTCATCATGAATAAGGAATTTTGTACAAAAATTTTACCATTCATTCAACCAAAATATTTTAAATCTCCATATGCACGAAGCATTTATAAATGGGTAAAAGATTACTTCGAACATTATCAAGAACCACCCAAAGAAGCTATCAAAGATATTTTTTTACAATATAAAGAAGGATTAACCGAAGAAGAAATAAATTCCATTACTGAATTTTTAGTATCGCTATTCACACAAGATTTTGAATATGATATTAAAAACACTAATTTTTTGATTAAAACAGCAGAAAAATATATAAAATTACGGTCTCTAGAACTCTTAAAAAATGAATTGGAAGAAAGTATTATTTCAGGAAATCCATTAAAAGGTGAAGCAACTGTTGCAAATTATAAAAGAGTTGGAATACCTGAAAACAATGGAGTTGATATTTTAGAGAATAAGTCTTCTATTATAGAAGCATTTACTGAAGAAAATGAGCCCCTTTTTACATTTCCTGGGGCATTACGTACGGTTATTTCTCCTATTATGCGTGGGGACTTGTATGCATATATTGGTAAACCAAAAGGCCAAAAAACAAATGCTTTGCTATATACCGCTGAAATAGCCGCATTAAACGGTTGTAAAGTAGTCTTTTTTTCGCTGGAAATGAACAAAAACCAAATTTTACGGAGAAGTTGGCAAAGTTTCATGGGTGAACCATTAGTAGCAGGAGATTATGAAATACCGTACTTTAGTCTTGTTTCGACAGGGAAAATACCACAGTATGAAGTATGTTCAAAATTAGTCTATAAAGAAGCTATTGATTTAACGAAAATAGATGAAAAACAACAATCAATGAATACATTTTTTAGAGGTGGGTCTATATATTATGTAACAATGCCAAGATTTTCTGCTTCTATTGATGATATTATTTACTACTTAGATAATTTAGTTTATTATAATAATTTTATTCCTGATGTAGTAATTGTTGATTACGCTGATATTCTAAAACCATCGGCCTATACTGAAAGAGATGAATTTCGACATAGAATCAATGACATTTGGATGCGATTAGCAGCACTTGCACAAACAAGAAATATCAATGTTTGGACAGTCACACAGACAAACCGTAGTGGATTAAGTGGAGATATTGAATTAAAAGATATTGCAGAAGAATTTAGAAAAATAGCACACGCATCTATGCTTATTGCATTGAATCAAAATAAAGAAGAAAAGAAACGAAATGTAATACGATTAAAAGCACTTATTAAACGTGATGAACAAGTTTCGGATGAAGATGAAGCTGTTGTTTTACAACAATTGAAATTAGGCAGGTTTTATATCGATAGTAAATCCGTTTCTGAGGTAATTAAGATTGACGAGAATTCATGAAAGTGATATATTTGAAATAATATAGAAGGAGGAATGTATGCAATTTTTCGATCCATCTTTTTCTTTTATCAAACTGATTATTTTAGCATTATTATGTTTTACTATTCTTTATTCTGAAGACCATAATTACTACAAACAAAATTGGGGAGTTGTGGTATTGATTTTTGTGCTAATTTTACTTGCATAAAATCATGGTTACATTTACGGGTGAAGGCCAAAAGAATATTCTCATTGTGGATCATGTTTTATCCACAGATAAACAAGAACAAACGAACAACATTTCTTTCTTAGTAAGAACACTTTCAAAAATAGGCATTGATTTCAATAATGATTGTTATTATGTGACAATCATTACAGAAACACCTACCACAAAAGAATTGAATGAAAACAGAAATTATCTATTGAAACTGATAAAAGCATTAGCACCAACAAATATTATTCTATTGGGTGAAACACCTTTTGATGTGGTGATTAACTATAAATTATTTGGTAGAATTAAAGGGGTACCGTTTTCCAATTTTATTGGAGAAAGTATTCCTGATTATGATTTAAATGCCTATGTTTTTCCAGTGTATCATCCATCAGAACTATTAAAAACCGAAGCATATCAAAAGAAACCATTCTACATTCAAGACCCATCTGTTTATAATTTATTTCAACAACACCTGCAAAATGCATGCTCTGTAAAAACATTAGAAAAATTAGATTATGAACAAAAATATCAGATAATTACAAATATAGCAGAAACAATAGAACTTTTAGAAAAAGCTCTTACATGGGATATTGCCACATTCGATTATGAAACAACAGGATTAAAACCATTCAGACAAGGTCATCGAATTTTAGCAATGTCATTGAGTGATGGGAATATAGGGTATGCATTCCCATTTTTTCGCAATGAGAAGTTTTTATTTGCATTAAAAAATTTCCTTCTTTCACCAGTCAAAAAGATTGCTCATGATATTCGTTTCGAAACAATGTGGACATATGGGATATTAGGATATTATCCAAATAATTGGTATTGGGATACTTTATTAGGAAATCATTATCTCCATAATCAACAAACATCACAATTAAAGTTTTTAGTATATACAAAA